TTCTCCTTGTTAATCCCTTATTAGTATTTGTCGAAAGTGGCAAAAGTTCTCCCAGGTCAGTGCTATATCTTTTGTCACGTCAAGATATTGGTACTTCAATCGCCCCACTAGGAATAGCATTGATTGATTCTATTTTGCTCGTGTTCACAAGACCTAATCGTGACACTATTATTTTCGCATACCAATTAGCTTTTATGTAAAAGCAAAATCTTTCTGTATCAACTGTATAATACATATTAATGTTACTAATTTTGGTTCCGTTTATCAATTTACAAAAGACTTTATTTGCATTCCATCTAATCATAGACACTGCGACTGAGAACGAGTCTCCACCAACATTTGTAACACTAATTACAGACTCATTTATTGATCCGGCATTTGGCATAAATACACTAATCTTACAATATTGATTATTATCTTTAGATAATTCTAAAGGTACCATACCGGAACTCATCAACCCGCTTTTATTTGATGTTGCATTCCCAATCAGTTCTCCCAGCTCTCGATTTTTGGTTAGAATCATGTCAAAGATACGGTTTGCCAATTACTCTAAACAACATCAACAGAAATTCGTAAATAACTGAATTTGGAGGCTTGTGAATTGTTGATAATTGTAACAGTATTGCCTTTTTTCAACAAACATATTCTGCCTTCGATGTTACTATTCAAGTTAATGATTCCTTCAAACAATGCCGAAATCGTATTATTCCATTGTGCTGGAATTATAGATATACTAGGGTTATGATTCAAGGGGGAAAATAAGATTAATATAGATGGATCATATATTTGTAAATCTGTACTTTCCCCTGTTTTTAATTCAAATTTTCCCTTATATATATTCATAGTTCCACTTGGCAGAAGTCCTCCCAGGACTTTCGCGGCAGCCGAAGAAGATGTCAAAGTTGGGTTCTTGGAACCGTCCAAAGTACGGAGCCAAGAGAAGGTGTCGGACTGGGGCAACTGGTCCTCAAACTCATCTGTTCCGGCTGCCGCAGCGGCAGCAAATGTTGATATTTCTGATGCAGCGGAAACAATCCGTGCGGAAACTAATTCTGTCATCTCATCGACGGTCACCTGTCGTTCGTTGCCGTTTTTATCCACAGCTTTAAAGCCAACTATATTATTCAAGTCCATAATGCAAATTTTAAAATTAAAACAAATACTTCACCCATGCAAAATAATTACTGTTCTCAATATAATTCGGATCATCCTCGTTGGAATATGCCTCCCTCTCAAACGATACCGTCTTATACGCCCTGCCGGCATCCTTCAACCGTACCGCCCTGACCAGCCACTCCACACCATACCAGAGATAGAATGCCAGCCCGGCCAGTACCAGCCACCAGGCGGAAAGGTCAAAACACAACAGCAAGATCCAGATAACTGTACCGATGGCAACTGCCATCTCAACCCATTGACGGGCGTGGGTACACTCATGGTTTCTCACTTTCTGAGTGATTTTCTCTTCCGGTCGCTTGCTTAAAACAAACGGACCGATTGTTATCGTATGGCAAGAACTGAACGCAAGCAGCACCTTTGCCAGAAGGTTGTTACAATATACCTTTTTCATGTTGTTCCTCCTTTTTATCTAAATAATCATTCAAAGAATCAGCCAGCAGACCGGGCAGCATGGAGGTGGAGCGTCTTATGATATCCACCTCTTCTTCGTCAATCTCGACACCTTCAGCAGTAGATTTGAATATCTTCTCAGCAAGGAGATGCGCCTTCAAACCCGCTACGTTCTTGTATATCCAGTCACCGTAGGCCTCAGTGATGTTGTTGGCTATCAGTTTTTCTTTCTTAATCCCGTCGTAAATAGGAAATTGTGCAAAATTTATTCTCATACTTTAATATTTTAAATGTTATAAATCCACCCAGGTACTTCCTCCATTCGTTGACTTGCGAATTCCGTTTCGCCCGACTGAAAAAATATAACTTCCACATCTTACATACAGAGCATCATTCGCTGTTGAAACATCCCCGGTTGATGATACAGTTATACTTCCACTTCTAATTACTGTATCCAAAATACCTTGGTATAAATGTCCGTCTATTGACTGGAACCGTTCGTATTTCATTTCAAATTTGTCGTATTGCAGCAACAAATTATCAACATTTACAGCCGACATATTAGTGCTGCCGATAAAATTATTACCGATATTGAATCCGCCAATTGTCCCCTTTGTCGCTATGATAGTCCCGGTGATATTCGCTTTCTGACAAAGAATCTCTCCGGTCTTTGTGTCCATCCTCAGATTAGGCTGGCCGTTAGTGCTGTCCTGTGACTGCATGATACCGTAAGGTGCCCCGTCCGATGTGTATCCGTTCAACTTGAACATAAATCCGGCTATGTTCGCCTTATCAGCAAGGAATATGTCGGTTACCAGACTTTTGTATTTCTGCATGGCTTCCCAGTTGGAATCTCCGTTAGCGGATGTAGGAGCCGCTGATACAGAACTTCCATAGTTGCGCACAAGAAAATTGTAATAAACTTCACCTATTTTGTGAATGATCTTGTCACGCTGTTTTGCATTCCATACGTATGTCTGTCCGGAAGCCCATACACCTCTGTCATAAGGGAACGCACCCGTAGCTCCTGTTGCTCCTATGGAACCATCATTTGCAACACCCACACCCTTCTCGGCCACATAATTGTCATTCCAAGCAGCAGCATCGGAAGCTGATTTATAAGCCCGGACGGCAAACTGGGTGTATCCGGCTGTCGCAGGTACGGATATCTGGCTGTTCAGTGTCGCACCTACATGAGCCAGCCAGCTTCCGTTGTATTTGCGGGCTGCCAGATAAAGCGTGCTGCACGTGCTTACATTGCCTGCCACATTCTGTTTGCAAGTGACAAGGAATCCAGACGGGGATGGCGTGCCTGTTGAAGTGAAGTTGATCACGCTGACAGGACTGTCCAGCCAGTAGGATGCCGACGGTCCGACGGGGGCAACCATCTCCTGCCAGTCCGCATGTACCGTCCGGTTCGCAGATCTGCCGGCGAGGATGTATCCGCCGTCTCTTTTCCTGCGGAGTCTGCCGTTTCTGAACTTGGCGATTTTAATAGGAGGGTTGGAGGTTTCAACCTTGCTTAAGTAAGATCCTCCGGCAAACGATACTGTACTGTTCTTGGCATACGGAGTATTGGCGGATTCCCAATGACCGGCTGCTGTGATGCTCTCACCATCCTTTCCGTCACTGCCGTCCACAACCATCGGGACAGTCTCGACATCAACCGCCTGACCGTTCACGTAGAACACGAACTTCAAGCTACTGGTAAAATTACCGGAAGCCACCCCGACACCATCACCGATGGGAACCTCGGCCGCACCGTCACGACTGTACTTCAACTCCCCGTCCGTTGTGGCCGTAGTGACCGCACCGACTGTCTTCATACGCCGACAGGATACCGAAGCTACACTGTAACCGCCGTTCTTGTTCTTGCTGACCATCGTGGCCGAAGTGACAAGGCTATAAATTACCGCATCGAAACCGTCCGCCCCGCCACGGACACCGGTTATCTTGAAAGTCAGTTCACGGGTATAGAGCTGCCCGTTCTTCATTGCAGCCAGTGTGATGGTGACCGTATTCTGTTCCGGAACCGACTTTCCGGCAGCGACGGATATCGCCACCGCTCCGGTGGCCTTGCTTGTGCTTGCCGTGAAACCGGCAGGCGTGCTGACTGTTAAAGTCTCAAGGGTGAGTTTCTCGGTACCGTACCACATGGATACATGGGTAGTCCATGACTGTGCGGAAGTAGTAACACCGGTACTGGTAAGAGCGACGCTCACCATCTCATTGTCAAGGTCAGCCATGATATTCGACTCCCCGTCTTTACTCCAACGGTGCACAGGGGCCGGAGTGCTCCATTCACTCCATACTCCATCACGCTTCACACGTTTGCACGCCCATTCCACCTGATGGTCTGCATCCACGCCAAGAAAATCATCTGTCCAGCCTTCCGGTATATAATCATCCTGCTGCTTCGAATCCGGCTTGTCAGGGGTAAGGCCGATGATGTTGGTACGGGTGTAGATCCACTCGTAACCTTTGCCGTCCTTACCGTCAGTCCCGTCTTTGACCATGACCATCCACAAACCATTCCGGTATATGTAAGTACAATGGTCAGCCGTATTTCGGTAGCTGTCACCCTCCTTGGGATTGGACGGATGGGATGCGAACTCACCCAAGAAGGTGATACTCTCACCTTTAAGTTCACGACCGTCCAGCAGCATCTCCCAGTCTTCATGCACGGTCCAGTCGGCTGATTTCCCGGCAAGGATATAACCGCCATCCTTTTTCTTTCGATAATTGCCGTTCCTGAACCTTGCAATTTTAATCGGAGGATTGGATGTTTTCACCTTGGAGATAAAAACACAGCCCGCCAAAGTGACCATGGTATTGACCTCGTATGGGGTCTTAGAGGATTCCCAATGACCGCCACCTATTACAGACAGTCCCGGATCACCCTTGTCACCTTTGGCGACTGATACAAGCCAGTCCGGATTGTTTTCGGATGGCTCGGAAGTAGTGCCCTTGTCATTGACGCACAACCATGTGGAACCGTTATGGGGCACACGGGAATAATACGCATACTTCCTGCCCGGCTCCCAGCTAGGGAAGTCGATAGGAACGCGGACTGTGCTACCGGTAATTTCATCAATTTGAAAAATCAATCCCGTCATGATGATATCCTGCAATACTGCCGAGAACCTGTCGCAGTTGATCCCGTTGATGGTCATACCCTTCTTCTTGCCGAACCAGCTCTTCATCTGTGCCGGCTCCGGGTCCCAGGTGTTGGCATTGTCAACAAGGGTGATGCAGCAGTTACCGTCACGCACGTCTATGATGATATAAGTCTGACGCTCCTTGTCGGTGAAGTTCCCCGTCTGTCCGAGACGCATCTCGTTATGGGGAACGAACTCATATCCGGGACGCGGAACCATCACGAATGTCTTCTCGTCGTAATCTGCGGAAGTGATACGGTACTGTATTTTCCGGAAACCAATAAAGTCACCGGTAGTGACGCTTTTGTCATGCCAGAAGCCTAGGAGGATATCGTCCGGCTTCTGTCCCAGCGGTACACCATCCTCCAGATCAGGGATGACAGTATAGCTGCCGTCACTATTGGCGACAAAGCTTTTTATCTTCAGCCCTCCGCCGGGACTTATAGTATTATATCCTTCAAAATAGGTCTGACGGTTGAAACGAAGTTCTGGTACACTCAGAGAGCTGCGCAGGACCAAAGCCTCCAGCTCGGCACGGGCGTCCTCACCGATGTAACCTCCAGAAACACCGGTAACGAAATCACCGAACTTGGCGTATTTCTTGATGACGGTTCCGCCCAACAGGGATAATAGGAAACCGGTGCGTTCCTCCGTATCCTTGCGCATGAACATGATCAGCGAGCGCAATGCGGAATACACGTTATGGTCTGTTGCTGGGGTGGAGTCGTGGCTTCCGATCACATACACACCGCTGCCACCACCGCCCGTATAGGTCTGTCCCTTCAGGGTAAGGCTCTCAACCTTTTCCTCCAGCTCCCCGATACGGGAATAGGCGGCGGTTTCCCCGACAGTATAAACAGGTGAGTCAAAGGAATAATCAAGATTGAATTCAAATCCGATAACCCTTGACTGTCTTCCGTTCTCGAAATAAGCCTTGTTGATAAGGTTGACCTTTTGACCGATGCTATAGAAATTATGAACGCCATCCTCACGGTATGCGTCATTTGACATCATCGTGCAGCCATAGGTACTCGGGTCTATCTTGGATTTGGCAGCGTACTTTTCAGTCTTTTCCTTCAACTCCTGCTCGGCGGCACCCACAAGCCCCAGCTCGGTTATTTTCGTACTGTCCCAGCCGGAAAGCACATATTCATCTCCATCCTGGGGAAAGAGCACATCACCGGGAAGCGGTCTGCCATAGTCCTCATTCCTGACTATCTCCCAAAGCTGTGCCTCAGGGTTCCATCCGCCATCCTCCAATTTCTCCGGCTTTCCCTCAGGATTGAACTTCACGGCAAACTCCAAACCGTTGAGAAGCCCGGATGCGAAACGTATCCTCAGCTCCTGACCGGGGAGGATATATTTCTCGGAAAAGTTAACACCCGTGTCCCTAAAGCGGTAGGCATTCCATTTTTCCTCGGTGGTTGTGCCGTCCTCATTCTCCACCTTGTCCGTCACTTCGATAGTGGTGACATCCGACATGATGCCTGTTCTTCGAGGATAGACTTCATCGAAGATAACCACCTGCTCGACGGCTTCCTCGGTAGTCATATCAGGATAAGCGTCAATGTAAGGAGTGCCTTCGGGAAGCATCAGCCTGCGCTGCACCACGCCGTTCACAACCACGGTCTCGTCAATGGGGCGGTAGTCTGCCGGTATGTTCCTTGTAGAGCCAAAAGCATAGATACGGGTTGCATAAGCGGATTGCGAGTCGGTGCGTGTCATTTCCTCTACATTTACACCGATCTCCCAATTAACAGGATCACCGAACTCACAACGCCCGAAATGGATGATGTTTTCAGTCACCCAACATTCGCAATCCCATTTCTTCGCCATCTCAAAACAAGCGTCAAGGATGTTGATGTTGTCGTAACTCATCAACTGGGACTTGTTCTCTACCGTACTGTCAATGGAGAAAACAAAATCCTGTCCTTTGTATGTGTAACCAAGAGCTTTCAGATTTCTAAGGACTATACCGGCTTGTACGTCAAGCGGGGCGGTCAGGTTCCAGGACGCCTCCTGTCCGGTCGTCTCCGGGGTATATTTGAAGATTTTGTTTTTCCATTTCCAGTAATAGGCGTCAAGCTGAAGCTCATAGTCGTATGCCCCGGTTTTACGGTTGTACTTGGGTTTGTACAGATCGCATAGTTCGAACCGTCCGAAACGTGTGTCCTCCGTCCAGTCGCCCAGTTTGAAAAAGACAGGAGATTTCAGGGAGAACTTCAAAAGTATAAAGTCCTCCTTCATCAGAGTGAACTTACGTTTGCTGCCTTTTCTGACAACATCCTGATAACATGGTGTACCAGCTGAATTTCTGATCTCAATTTTCATACAATATCTTTCCTGTCGCCCGGATTGGGTTCTTTGAGTTTGACCATAAACTTACCCCGGCATTTTCCGTAACTTCCATACTTGCCGCAAGACAGATAGTACAGATTGTAAATCTTTCCCAGTGCCGGGATTTTCAGTGCAATTTTACCCTTTACCAGTTCGGATACAAAGGACGAATATTTATCCAGATAGTCACTTTGCGAGTTTCCCGTAATAAAAAAAGGCAGGGTGAGCTCCCTAGAATCCATCTTGCAGATCTCAGGCGATGAAGTAATCTGTATGCCATGTTCCAACCTGCTGTCATTTTCGATATAGTCCTTCACAGGAGGGGGTGTCAGTATAGCCTCCAAAGCTCCGTCCATCAATTCCGCACCCCATGTACTCCAGATATTCCTGCCATTAATAAAAGCATTCCTCTCCATAATCACATTCCTTTTGTGTTTTTTTCTATCTCGGCAAGAGTGTCGTCCATGCCGCTCAATATGCCGGTATATTTTTCAATTTTCTCCAAATGATCGTTGCATTCATGCAATACATCGCGCATTTCCGTGACACACACCGAATGAGCAGCAAGTTCCTTTGCCATATTCAATGCTGCCGTGGAAATAATAAGCATATTCGCATTCATTTCCGTTCCTTTGGTTTCCAAACGTACATTAGACTCATACATGGCTGTCAGCCGTCCGCTGATCTCCTCACCTGTTTCCTGGCTCATGGTGGTGGAATATCCTTTGGAAGAGGATTGGGAATAAGAGTTTCCGGATGCGTCCCATCCGAAGATATCCGCCAGACTGTCTCTCTCGGCCAGCACTGCTTCAGACAACTGTTCCTGCATCTCACGCAATGCATCAACCTCATCTTTCGTATAACTATCCTCACCATATTCTGCCCAGGTTTCATATAGTTTTCTGACCTGTTCCTTGTACTTGTCGGCCATCATGGCTCTGATAATGGATTTGCGGAGCTGTTCCTCCAGATTCTCGGCCAGTTCTTCATTCCCGTTCTCCAGATCGGATATCATCTCCCAGTAAGAATCCTCAAAACTGTCAAAGGATATACCGGTAACCTGTTCCTTCACCGCCTCCAGTATTTCCTTTTCCGTTTCGCCATATTTGATGATATTTTCCAGATGGTTCCTGAACTCTCCGTCCATAACAGACCAGAGGCCGGCATAATTCTCCCTGATGGACTGCAAGACTTCCGGGGACATATTGATCATATCTTTCATCTCATTGAACGTCACACCGTACTCCCTGGATATCTCCCCGGCGACATCACGCCAGTTCTGTCCTTCCCATTTGTAGGAGCCTTTCCACATCCTGTAGCCCTGGCTGTGACTTCCGATACTGCTGCCGGCACTCAGACGTGCCTCGGCAAGTTTCTTTTGTACATCCAGCTCGTTTTTTGCAATATTCAGAGCTTCCTCTCCAGCTTTGGATGCTTCTGCACCGTAACTTTCATTTATATATGCCTTTTTTTTGTCAAGCAGCTCGTCCCAGATATCCAGTAGATTATCATACTGCGCCACCATCTCATTATAACCGGAATAATCAGCGCCATGGAAAATACCACCGGCCCCCTTGATCCCAAAAATGGACCCCACCGTATCGAAAATTCCTCCTACGGCATTGCTCACAGTTTCCAGTATATTTCCCACGAATTTGTCAAGCCCCTGGTCACCGATCTGGTCAAGTATGGCCAGGATGGCAGCAATAATCCCGCCTATCTTCGATCCGGATTCCGAGAGTACGTCAACCAATGACCCGACACTATCCCCGAATGAGGAAAGACTTACATCCGCTTCCCCGAGCTGTGCAATGGCATTGGTGACTCCGGTTATATTGTCTATAGCCTTCTTTGATGACTTGTCCACATTCGTTTTCGCATTCGTGACATTCTGGGATGCTGTATTAAGCTTTTTCTTCGCCACCTCCTGCTCGGCATGTGTTCCACTTTCCAAGGACATATTATATTCATCCTGAGCCTTGGTCAGTTCCTCCTGAGCTTTTCTCAGATTGTCCAACTGGTCTGGAAGATCACCAAGCAGTCCGCCTTTGTCAATAATGGCGGATTGTATCCCGTCTAAAGCTTCGTCAACAACCTTTTTTTGCTCTACAGCCATATTCTTATACTCATCGGATTCACGGAACAGTTTCAACTGTGCCCTGACTTTGTCAAGCTCTTTTTTAGACACCTTACTTAAATCCCCGAATATCAACTCCCAATTGATCTCCTGCTTCAACTTCTCAACATCCAGGGCCGACAGAGCTTCCTCAAACTCCTTTTGCAGGGATGCGATCCTGCCTGCATCAGACTCACTATCCATCAAATTCCTGTATTTGCGCGTCAACGCCTCCTTTTTCCCTTGGAAGGTGCCGTATTTGATCAGATATTCGTCCCATGCACTTTCCTGCTCATGCAAACCCTCTTTCCTCTGACGTCTGGTGGTGTTGCTGATGATCGTGTCAAATGCCGACGTATCCACGGACACCGAGTACGAGTCAAAGGATTTTTTCACATAACGCTTGTCCTTCTTCGCCTTCAGTTCCTCCTCGGCCTCGAACTTTTCTTTCTCAAACCGGATTACAGCCTGGATATAGTCATCCTTCTGCCGCCGCAGAAGCGATATCTCCCTGCGGTTGTCAAGTTCCCGCTGTGCCAGTTCCTTTTCAGCCCCGGCCTCCATAGCATCAATACGGGTTTGGGCTATCCGGTATTCCAGTTCCTCCTCCTGACGCTGACGCTCCTGCAAATGTTTCTTCTGCAAGTCCTCCAGTTTCACACTCTGCGCATTAACCGCATTGGCTTTCTGAGGATCCACCTGGATATCCGTCTTGCCGGAAAGAATGGTGCGGGCCATGTCCCTGTACTCGCTGCCCGCATTCTTTTCGTCTGCAAGCCATGTTTCCAGCTGTTTCTTGTTCATCTTGATGAACTCATCCCGCATCTTGATCCTCTTCTCGTTGTCCTCCAGGGACTTCTCCAGACTCTCACCCCGCAGTTCCCGGATTCGGAGCTCAGCACCCTTGATCATTTCGCCATACTTCCTGACATCATCATCAATACGTGCCAGTGTGCCCGGAGTATTATCGAACCAGGAGGTGGAATATCCGGTATTGCTCATGGAAGAAGTCACATACACCCCTCCGGCCTGCTGCGCCTTCAGCGCGTTCTGGTATTTCTTCCTGTATTCCTCCAGATTATTCTCCTCTTCCTTGATGGCTTCCCGGTTCATATATTCCAACAGTACCTTCTGCTGCCGCACGAACTCCCTGGCTTTGCCGCTGGAAATATCCAGTGCCTGTCCGTATTCCCCCACTTTGGTTATCACTCCGGGAATATTGTCCGTGATTTTGGTGATGATGGAATTAAGTTCGGCCTGCTCATCCGAGGATAGTCTGGTCTTGGTCTTCAGCTCATCATACCGGTCCAGCAACGGCATATACTCGGAATAAAGGCTTATAACCCGTTCCTTCTGTTCATAAAACTTTTCATTGGCGGTGGATACTGTTGTATTAACAGTTTCAGCCATTCTGTTTTTCAGGCTGATCCATAAATCTCCAAGCCAGGACAACCGTCTTCCTAGTTTCAACTTGGCATTTTCCAGCCTTGCATCAGCCTGAGCAGCCTTGTCAGATGCGGATACATACACTCCGGATTGTGTTAGCTGGCGGTCTATGATATTGGACACCCCTTTCATGAAATCACCAGTTTTGGCAACCTCCTCATTGATTTCTGCGGCGGAAAGTCCCAGATTGTCCAGTATAAGAAGCGACTTGCGCCCCAGACCGGTCACAATAGAGTCTGTCATATATTCCACACTTTGGCCGGTCTGCTGCGCCTTCAACTGGGCGAATGCCAGATATTTTCCCATATCATCAACCGGGATCCGGAAATCCTTTGCCTTGACCGTTGCTTTCATCAGCTCAAGATCCGATAAGGTTCCCTTAGTGGCAGTACGAAGGTTTGCAAGAAGATCAGGGCGGTCCAACTTCTCAAATGCATGAAGAACTCCGTCAGCCTGAATGGCCACCTCCACACTTTCCCTGACAAATTCCTTTGCCTTGGACATGCCGTCTTTGAAAAAATCAAGGGCAGCCGCTCCGGCGGACGCAAAAAATCCCACCACCATAGCTTTCATATTCCCCAGTTTCAGGAATGATCCGGAAGTTTCATTGGTTCCGCCACGCAGACGGGCCATCGCCTCTCGTGTTTCCTCCAGCTGCTTTTCCAAACGGGCATATTCTTCCGGATGAAGGGACTTGACAGTATTGTCCAGCTGTTTTTGAAGCCCGCGGGCCTCTTTGGCCAATTCCGCATAAGTTTTCTCGGTGCTCTTCATGGAGGAGCGGAGAATCTTCACTTTCGCATTATTATCGGATATGGCTTTGGAATTGGATTTCAACTCTGCCTCCAGACGTTTGTACTCATCGCTGCCTTTCTTGCCGGAGGCTACCAGTTCTATCATCGAATTGCGCAAGCCGTCATTCGTCCGTTGCAGCTCACGGGAGGACGCGTTTAGACGGTTCAGTTCCTCACGGGCCTCACTGGTATTCAGGGAGAGGGTGAACTTTATATAATCATCTTTCAGTTTCTTGTTCATACGGTTACTTTTCGGCAAAACTAGTAACCGGCAAGGAAGGGGCAAAGGACGGGAGAAACATGAGAAGCCCCGCATATCCATGGACAACGGGGCAAAATATCAATGAGGACGGTATCCGGGACGATGCGCACTGTCATTCCCGTCCGGCCAGGGAAACAACTCCTCCAGCCGGTTGCGGATCTCCTTGCGGAGCGAATCGGACATGCCCGCTCTCAGATCAGGCAATGCGTTGTTGTACACTATCCCCCATATCTGACGGTTATAGATACGGAGATCGCGTTTCTCCCGCATGTCAAGAAAACGTATATAAAGAGGGTAGCCCGTTTCCAGCATTATCGGATCCACCCCCGTTATCTGAAACTCGGCTGCCGCAAGACGGTCACGCAGATGCCCTGTACGGCCGGGCACAATTTTATCCGGGCGGAATCTCACCTTAAGCTGTCTTCCTTCCCGGTAAATACCTCTTTCCGCAATATCCAACTGCCGTTGATAAATGGTCTTGAAGTCACGGGACAGGGTTCTTTTGAAGAACTCCTCCCTCACTGGGTTCCATCCGTCACTCATTCCGTACCGAGTTTAAACGACACACTCCAACCGCTGTAATCCGTATAGAATCCTGTTTCCGGGGTAGTGGTCATCCGATCAAGATTACGCATAAGACAGCACCCCCTGTTCCTGTCACCACGCATCACATTCTTGATGCTCTCGACAAGGGGCTGTGTATCTTCCAGCACCCGAACCGGACCACGGCGCTGCATATCCATACGGTCCATCAGGAATATAAGACACAGGTTATCCTCTTCCACATTGTCCGGATCCGTACCTGTCTCCTGTGCGGACGGTACGACCACGAACAGAACCGGAAGCTCGTCAGAACTGATACTTTTCAGACAGTCGCTCATGTCCTGGTCCACATTCACTACTCTGACGGAATGTATGCCAGGTACACGCCGCATGACATCCTCATAATACTCACGATAGGTTCTCAAACTGATCATAGGCTCTATCTTTTGGAATGTAATTTTTCAAACTTCTTTCTGTAAAGGAAAATAAGGATATCCCAGAACGGTGTCGCCCTCACCTCTGCATAGTTCCCGAATACCCCGTTCTCAGCGATATCCATCCCAATGCCTGTCCAGCCGGTATGGTCATCCGCTTCCGGCTTCTCATCTTTTCGGAAAAGAATCCGCAAGTCAACCGTTTCACCGTCAATCTCCAAAGGCTCCTCCCGGATGATGGCGAACACATTCATAAAAAACAGATAAGCATGAAGACAGAGCAGAATTGGCGGTTCCGCACCTTCCCTTCCCGTATAAAGAGCTTTTCCGAACTCCCGTAATATCATGTCCCTGTCGCCGCCACCCTCATCACCCATCCGTCTTACCAGTGCCATGCACTTGCAGAAGGTGTCAAACGATACCCCGTTGAGCATGTCTTCCGGTCCGTGAAAGCCGTTCCATTCCGGAAGGAGGTTGATTCCGGTACTCAGGTCCAGCCGGAAAGATTTTCCCTCACGAATAACGAACGGATCCGTCAGGGACAACAGTGCCAGCGTTTCTTTCCATGTGGATGGAGGAAGATGCCCCATATCAACTGGGAGTGCCAGAAAAAGAGACAGAATTTTCAAACGTATCCCGGGTTCCGACAATATATGCTGGTTAGCCATGGTGGCGATCTCCAGATAACGGTAATACTGGGCAGGTGTCAGTTCCTCAAGCGTTTCCGGCACACTCACTTGTCTGTTCTGATAATATATTACACGCATAAAAATCAAAAGGTTATCCCCTTGCTTTGAAGCGTGGGGCCTGAAACATAGAAATCAACCTCCTCAGGCGCGGCGTCCAAAGCCGCCACCGTATCCTGCAATTCCTGAAGATACCGGTCGGCATCGGCCTGAAGACTGTCCGCCACACTTTTCCGCGCCTCTTTCTCTGCCCGTAACTTTTCCTTTACAGTTCCGGTCTGCTGCACCTGTACGATACCTTCCGGAATAACCTCTACAGGCAGGCGATCAACCGCTTTCTTGATGGCCAACAGTGCCAGAGGTCGCTGGCATTCCTCCAAAAGAGTGTCACATACGTTCGGATCCCTTCTGACAAGCCAATCAAACCGCTCTTTTCCGACAACAGGCAGAATGTCTGTACGCTGTATTTCACGCAGGATGGGAACCAGTATGAGAAATAGACGGTGGCTGCCGATATGATAGAACTCGTCAAACTCGTCCTTGGTACGGATGAGCAATCCGTCCATCTGTCTTTTAGCCAGGCTTTTTTCCCAGAAGTCAAACTGCTTCTCCTCCAAGAATCCTACCAGAGCATCCACCGACTCATACGCCAGATTAAGTATGTTCATTTCATCCTTATATTCCTGAAGGGCAGTCAGCCCCTTCTCATTCTCTCCCAGTTTCCTCTGCCTTCCGCTACCGCCATGCTGTGCATCCAACGTGGGAACAACCTTTACCCATGCGAAATATGCCACGGCACGCTGCGCCATGAATACAAGTTCCTCTTTCTCTGGATCCAGGTCTTCATCCCAATAAAGGGCGACTATCGCCGAAAGCACGTCCGCCCCGATAATACAGGTCAGCTGGCGTGCGGCCAAAGGCAGTACCGGCTTCCACTTGGAATAGTCCAGGCTGTCGGAAATCATTCCCAGCGCCGCAACAAGCTCCTGGCGCCCTTCTCCGTTTCTGTCGAATATCATTTTCATAACTTATATGTTTTCTTTCATACGGTTTCCCGGCGACACGTTCTCTTCCTGACTCACCACATTCCTGTACAGTCCGATACGTATATCTGTTCCCGGCCAGTTGGCGTTGATATACTCCTGCACCGGCTTGCAGAGTATCATGTCCGGAATAGCCGTTTCAGACGCATTGTAGACCTTGATGGAATACAGTTTCTCGCTTCCACTGCTCAGTTTGTTTTCCAAAATGAGGTTCGCCAGCACCGGATCAATTCCGAACCCGGAGGTGGCAGCAGCGTCAGCCTTGTTGCTGATTCTAATCTGTGCCTCGATGTAATCCTTCACCTTCTTATCAATAGGAGTCACCTTCCATCCCTCAAAATCGTTGGCTTCATCGCTCCAGAACCGGGTGGTGTGCATATATTTTCCCACATTCTTCATCCCGGTAATACCTCCGGCAAATTTCTCCATGCATTCATCCTTGTAATCCTCCAGCATCTTGACCGTATAGGTTTCCCCACGCTTGCGGCATACGGATTTCAAACGTTCCTCCACCTTGTCCCAATACCCTTGTGGAGATTCTATATGCAGACTGAGCGCACTGGAATTCAGATTATAGTTATGCAGTAATGGTGCCAAGGTACCGGCTATTTCCAGCCAGTCAAAGGCTCCCAGAAAACGCGGGGTACTAACAAAATCCTTACAGAAGGAATAGATGTTGTAATATCTGGCCGACACCGGATATCGGAAAGGCTCTGCCGGATCAAACATGGGATACCTCTCCATATATTCAGGATCCGGGAAAGGGAAATCTCCCACGACAATGCCTTCCGGATCATTTTTCCCAGGGGGAGGGTACAACAGTCTGGCACGCTGGTAAGGGATATGCTCCAACCTTAGTAGCTTCCCCCGCCCGCCAATACGGGGCGCACGGTTGCGGACAAACTTGATAAAGAAGCCCTGCATGTGGGTGAGATCAACCAGACAACGGTGCATACAAATCCGATAATCCCAGGAAGACATGTCCGACTCAATATCAGGTGCAAGCACCCATTTTTTGTAGAAACGGTTGTCCGTATCATCAATTGCATCCTCATAGAACCGGGGACCGTCCCCCCATTGCAGACCGGCAATCTTGCCAAGAATGCCCTCGCCGGCATAGAACCGGTCAAGCAGGCGCATGACCTCTCCGGGCATGTCATTGTTATCCCCCATCGGAACGATATCATATCCGGCCACACTCATTTTCCTCGTGAAACAGGTGTTACGGTTATGGTTCAGCATGATACTGGAAGGTTCCCATCCCTTACCACGTCCTGAAATGTCAAAGGAATAAAGCGATCCATTGCCGGGGTCCACAAAGCCGAAATTTCCGCTACGTCTTACCTCCATATTACAAAACTGTTTTCTGTCCGTTAAATTCCACTACCAGAATCTGCCAGCAGTTCAATGCGTTGCCTGTTTCCGTATCGACAAGAAACAGTTTATGACTGGCATTCTCTATTTTTTCATCAGAAGCCTTGGAACGAAGCCTGGCCGCTTTCAAAAACACCAGATCACCGCCAGACTGTTTCTGACGGTTGTATTTCCGGAATTTGATACTGAATGTCCCTTCAGCTTTGCTCACCGCTTTCATCTCCTCGACTGCGGTATATAAATTAATTTGTCCCATATTCGCTATTTTTCAAGCAAATATGGGACAAATGCAATATGGGATAAAGGACAGGACTACTTGCTTTGTGGATGCAATTTCTCTATCAGTCCTGCATAGAACCGAAAGAATTGCACCAAATCCAGATTTCTTTTCAAATTGTCCGGTTCCATCAACTCAAAGTCATCCAACAGAATATCCGTCAATTTCTCCGTATGCTCCCGAAAGGAACCGGGCTCATGATCCTGTATATTAGCCAGCGCATCTATCACTTGATCTGTTATGACAGCATTCGGGTTAAATCCTTCTTCTTTCATTTCAGGCCTCCTTCCAATATTTTAGGGTTTGTAGATTCACAGAAACGGAACTCGCCGCGTACTGGATAAATATGAACTATGAAGACAGTATTATACGGATTCTTATCGGGATAGACCTCAATATGTATATCATTGTTTCTGGAAACATCCACACGAAGCGGTTTGGTTCTTGGAAACTCTTCATCCAACATGGACGCTTTGGCACGAATACTCTCAATAAAGGCATCACGTGACAGTTCATCAGGAATCAATACATGAGTGAAAGTGGAAATCCACTGGTTCATAGCCCTGCCTTTATTGTTGACAGACAGGTAAGTTTTGGGCTCATCAATAAAGAATTTCATTTCAGCCCTCCTTTCTTGCAAAGATGTAACGACACAACAAACCAAGCCAGGCAAAGCAATGCAGGAACAGCCGACACAAAACCGGCACATACCAATGCAGAAAAAGCCAAGGAAGCATGAGCCATAAGGCACACCTGACGGTTGGTAACTACGGATTCAAGAACACACGAGAACAGTTGATTCTCCTTTTCACACCACACACTGAACGTGGATTTTTTTGCCTCTAATACAGGCAAAGTAGCTGTTTGATTTTTCATTTTGGAAGTCATTTAAAATGAAACAATATGTTGATTATTACGGGAAGGGAACAAAAAAAGTTCCGCTCCCCGTTGACTTCCACCTTGAACAGGCAGTGGGCGCATTAACGCTCCACACGGGACGGAACTATATGATAATCCATGGGCATAAAAAATGCCAACGGCTATGTTGGCGGTACTGTCCGCCTGTTCAAAATGGAAGTCATTGCAAAGATGGGGATTATTTTTTAATCCACAAACTTTTTGGTAACTTTTTGGAGAATAAATACCTAAATAGTTGAATAAAAACTTGTTTCATTGAAAAGTATATCATTATTTTACGATCTACTTTTAAAACATCAATATTATGGTATCATTAACTAGAACATTTCACCCCATAGGATTTGGAGCATTCTATACTGAATGTCATAAAACAATTGATAAAGAAATAAATATAGTATATGATTGTGGAACAATAACAAAAGATGTAAATTTAAAAAACTATATAGAAAATCTCTATGCAAAAGATAGCACTATTGATATTCTATTTATTTCCCATTTCCATGCTGACCACATAAATGGTATACCTTACCTTAAAGAACGTTGTAAAATAAAAAAAGTTATTATACCATATATACCTGAAATAGACAGACTTTTATTCGTTTATATCAACAAACTAAATGATTTTTCTCAACTAATTATTAACACTGAAGAATATTTCGGAAAAGAGACTGAAGTTATTAGAATCAAACCGGAACAAGAAGATGAATTAAACAATAGCTTTCAAAGTGATTCTGTCAACCATGAAAAAAAAAATACCAATATTCCAAGTGGTACCCCTATTAATATACCATTAACAACATCTCACACAAATTCACAATGGTACTTTATCCCATTCAATTTTGATTATACAAAAAATATAACAAATTTAAAAACAATACTACAATGCAATGGCCTAGAATATAATAATTTAAATGAAGAGAATTACATTATAGACAATTTTCAGACTATATCTAAAACGTATCGCGATACGTTAAAAAGTAATACAAACGACTCATCTATAATTCTTTTTTCTGGTACGACATATAACACGAAACCATCATTATTCTTTATATCTTATTGGAAAAATAAAATTAAAAATGGAAACGTTGATATGTTAAAAAGATACTATTGCTTATCACTTCCTAACTGTATTTACTTTGGGGACGTTTCCTTAAATTCCAAACGTATCTCTTGTTTAAAATCTAAATTAAACAAAATCGATCAAACTTTTTGGAAAACAATCCAAACAATTCAAATACCACATCATGGTTCTAAAAACAACTTTAATTCTGCTATATTAACTCCCTATTTGACATGTATCATTTCATGTGATTTCATCCATTTCAAATCTCCATCGTGTTCTGTTATACATGATATTTTAAAATCAGGTTCTTTGCTAAAGGTTGTAACACATCAGAAACACACCCAATTTACCGAACATGCAGTTTATTAAAAAAACGGCCGCCGTTTCCCGAGTTCGCTAAAACAATCAAACCGTGTCACTCCGTAGAGCAATTAAGTTTTGGGAAAGGCAGCCGTAGACTTTGCACAACAAGTTGCGACTTCTACAATATCCTTTATATGTATTATCATTTTCGTGACTTTACGAAAATGGTTCTGTATAGGCATAAAAAAAGCCCATTAAAATATGAGCATTAACCGCGCTCTACGTACTTGACGAACAAGTTTGATGTTTGACTCTGCAAATATAATGATAATATTCAATAGCCCAACATTTACTAATGGATTTTTTTACTAGTTTTGTAACAAAACACATTAGAAAACAAATGCAAAACTTACTCATCCCATTTTTTACTAAAAAGTTGTCAATTCTCTTAGGCAAAATTTTTATAAATTCTCCACAGCATTCTGTATTCCTAGTCTAATTATAAGTTTAACATCCTCTGTAGCACGAATAATCTTAATATTATTATAAAACACAGAAGGAGTCAAATCTATATACAATTTACCAAAAATCTGTTTAGCACAAAAAGTAGCCATCGATTTTATACCATCCATATCTATATTCACAATAGTAGAATGTGGATTTTTTGCCTTAATCAAATTATAAATTTTAAATCCGGTCTCCCTATCACTTATTATAGGGCCAAATTCTTTTAAATTAACTGTTTCCATTATTCAAATTTAATTTTTATTTCAGTTAATGAATCATCATCATACACAGATGCTATATCCGACAATGTCTTTGGATTTGCTAATGGCAAAGATAAATAAATGATTGTTCCTTGCCAAAACGAGCACAGTCCTTTTATCTTTTTTCCATGATTATTAAAAATGTAAGCTCCTTCTGAATATATATGAAGTTTTCCTTGAGTTGCAGTTACAATCTCATCTAAAATCCATAAACCATATCCCATATGATTGGTCATTTTTTTTGAAGTAATACCTTTTATCAAAGCTTTTCCCAATATATTCTCCTTTGGGCCTTTATAATTCAAAACAGGTGCCAATGTAGAAACAATACCATTTCCTGTATCAGCACAGGCTATTTCTACTTTGTCCTTATTTCCAACAGCAACAATAATGGATTTTGTATCATTTACTGCATGTTCCCAAAAATTAAGCAAAACCTCACCCAAACATGTCAATACCATTGAAACAACTTTTTCATCATATGCATAATAATTTTCTATTTTGGGTAAAAAACTTTCTTCAATATTATATTTTTTTTCTCGTAACAATGCCAATGGTGCTATAAAAAAGCGCCCTTCATCTTTAAAATCCAGATCTCTATAATTAAAATCTTTCTCATTCATATATGCTTGTAGTAATTCCCAAAAACCATATTTTTTCAGCTCTTCTTCAACATAATTATTATATTGTAGAAGTGGATTCTTAAAACAATCATTTATTGAAGTATATTCTACAAACTTATATATCAACAACAACCCTAATATATTTGTTCTATTCACGTTTGATAAATCAAACATTACATTAGGAATCAATTGACCTTTCATTTTAAAAACATCTTCGGTCATTCTTAAAAAATCCAGTATATTATTAGCATCTAAAGATTTTGGTACTATGTATTTAGTCTCATTCATTATAGTAATCTATTAGCATATTCTTTATTGACGTTTCACGCTCAATGTCAATCGCACTCCGATTTACAATTACAGTCTTGCAATAATCAGTAAATGAAATCAAATGATTAAATACATTTGCCCTAATATAGAGCTGATTACTTATAATTAATCTAACCAAACCATTAATATCATCTATATTCATTTCTTCCGATTTTATTACTACTATTGAAGAATATATTTCATGGATCGCCCTCAGTTTTTCTTTCTCTTTTTCGCTTTTTTTATTAAGTGAGTAGGATACATACACTAAAACGATTGTTAGCACAACTGAATATACTCCACCTATATAGTCTCCAAAAGCAGCCCAATCAGAAACATTGCCACTAACTCCATATGAAGCAAAATTAATAATATAGCATAATATTGGTATGCATAATACCACAGCCATAACCCAGAGATGATATTTTTTAATAAAAGCCTTCAGTTTTTTCATTTAAAAAGTAAAATCAACATATTAATTACTATCATATTTAAATATCCTCTTATAATATATCCTATCATCATTACATGAAACCTGATTTTATAGATTACACTTTCATAAAGAGGAAATATTTTATAATAAATCGTGCAACACAAATGTACAGATAATATTTAAAACCCTAGCATCTATTCATAAATTTCTTTATTATCCTAAGTAGAAAACGGTATTTTTTAGTTCTACATTTTGTTGTTTATCTACATAATCAGTTTATTTTCAGTTAATAATGAAGTAAAACCAAAATCTTTAAAGTCACACATCCAGACTCTATGCGGGCCGCTCAGAAGTCCCGGGGCAATTGCCCCGGGCAATTTTCGTGAAATATGACAGAGAAAAACGGCGGGATGCCTGGTACGGACAGAAATCACTCCTCAAAACCGGGGATATAGGGATTTGCATTATTGCCACGGGCAATACGGACAATGCGACGCCAGTTTCTGCGCATCATCAGGTATTTGAAAGCGTCACTGAAATTGGTAGAAAACATGGGAAGTTTCTTCGGGGCAAGCTTTTCACTCTTCTTGATCTTGAACACCACCTTGGTTTCACCCTTATAGCGGATGCCGGCTGGGGCTTTCTCAACGCTGCTGACCATTTCACGGCAATTCACCGCATCAACCAGCAATCGGGGCAATTGCCCATTCTCTCCCTTCATCAACTCCTGCATGAATCCGTATTCCTCCGACTGGGGGATGATACTCTGTCTGCGGCTCATCAGAATGACGGTCCATCCGGTCCGCCGGCCATCGGCATCCTTCTCTATGGCATCCTTTATCTTCCTGGCATAATCCTCCCCCTGTCTTTCAAAATTATTGCCGGCCCGGTCATAATACAACGACAGTTCCTTACATTCATGTGAAGCAAAGAAATCCAAGAACTGGTCAGCCAGCTCACGGAACCATCCGGGAGGTATCTCGAAAAAGTTTTTGTGGCATCGGTAATACGCTCCGTCTTCCTGCCCAATCACGAATGAAAGCATGTTGCCGAAGTCCATGCCGCCATCCAAAGGCTCGTCATGCCGCAGATAGCGCAACTCCCGACTATTTTCCGCCGGCTCCCCTCCAGGACTCCCGTCATAATACTTATGCCTTTGCCCGAATAATACATAGAAGCGGACATCACGCCGGAGACCGGGCCGCATACCCAGCACCGACTTGCAGAACTCATGCAGTTCAAGAGTACCTTGATATAAGTTTCGTATATATTCTGGGGTCAGGATATCAACATTGACCAGGGAGGATGCGTTAAGAAAAAAGGTTTGTCCGCGGCGCAATTTGCGCAAGGCCCGATCATAATAATCTATTTTCCTTTCCAGACGCGCCAGCACGGAGTGACTGGGATTGTCTTTCTTCTGCTCGCGCAGTTGCTTCAACAGCAGCCCGTTCCGTTCAAAAGCCGCCTGTACAATCAGAATTATACGGTCTGGATCCATATTGGGTGCATAACGGAAATACCAGTCATATTCCCCCTCGTTGACATCCGGCATATCAGTGGTGATCGTCAGACCAAGAAACAGATGCGATGCCCCGTAAGTGAGAGAATCGCCACGTAGAACAGGCATGGCACGGTTCACCTTCTCGTCCTTGTCATATTTTGACTCGTCATAAAACAGATGGACCACCGATTTGCCGGCAAGCAGTGAAGAGTTATCCAGCGAACCCATAAAAATAACACTGCCATTCCAGAAGGAATAGCAGTTCCGGTAATCATTGACAATTATGGAGCATTTCGCCTTCCAGGAGGCTGGCGGTTCCTTTCCACGGATATAATGCACCCCCTCGTACAGCCCCATCATTTCCCATCCCTTCTGTACGGCGGGCATGATGTTGTCCTTCAGATTGGCATAAGTGTTGGCGACAAAAGCTAAAGGCGCACCGGGCATTTCCCAGATACACCTGTATGAACGTCTGGACTGTATGACCGTACTCTTGGACATACCACGCCCGGCTATGACAACCAGAATGGTCGTATCCACGAAATCGGTCAGCATCTGGACATTATGGCTGAATTTTACATCCACATCCTCATCATTCGCTATCTTCCTCGCTAAATTCCTCGATATCATAAATCATACGTCTTTTCAAATCAAACTTTCTTATCCGTGCGTCCTCTTTCAGATTATCACGCACAGCAATAGGTATCTCCGGTATCGAGTCGATGAAACCCTCCAGTTCCTTTCTATCAATGGCGGGAACGCCCAGATCCTCACGGCTGGCCGTATAGATATCAACCTTTTTCTGGTTTAGAAGCTCTTCCGGTATCTCCGCCTGTTCCTTCCTGAAGCATCTGCGGTATTCACCGGCAAGTTTCAACAAGGCCCTTGCCTCCTTGATCTTGCCGGCCAGGAAAGCGGCGTCCGCCCACTTCTCGGCACGCTCGGCATACAGGGCAGCAAACGCCTCCGGACGGATGTTGTCTTGGGTATAGAAAAAATTGATGCTGTCATTATACACCTGCCGGGCCATCCAGTCGGACAGGCTGTACGGTTCCGACTTCAGCAGCCTGATTATTCCTGCCTTTGTCACCATCCTGCCGTTAGTGAAACGCATCCTGGCACGCAGACCACGTACCATCTCCATTAGAGAGAAATACTCCCTCTCTTCCGGACGCAAAGAATCCAGCGTTCCGGTGGAAAGAATGCGCTGGATCTGATTCAGATCAACCTTTTCAAAGTCCACTCTTGAAGGTCTGACCGGCAATTCACTCATATTCATCCATATCTTTTAACAGATTCTCAAACAAACGGCGTTCCTGGATCTCCGTTAGCAGCTTAACGGCATCAATATTCCCGTCCTCAGCTGCTTCGTGCAGCTTTATCTCGGGAGCGGCCCGTGAGACAAGCACGCCTTCACGGATCAGCCCTCGAATGGTGGTTCCTGGAATACCGGCGTCATATACAAAAAGAAAGCATTCAGAAGCGTCAAGGCCAAGATAGGCGGCAATATCCTCCGGCGCATAACCTAAAGAGGCCATGCGGCGAACATCATTTTTTTGCTCTCCAGTTAGAGCCAGGCTGTCAGGGGGAATATCATTCATAAGATAATTTGTTCAAACATTCTTCTAGGTACGCCAACTCGCATTTTTTTGCAGACAGTAAATGGGCAAACTCGCCACGGTCACAAGGGTGGGAGAAACGCTCCATTTTCAGGAGTAGCCCATTGATCCCGTCCTCCAGCGTCCCCTTCCGAAATATCAGTTTTTTTTTCTGTTTTCCAGTTCCTTCTCGGCGGCCGATTTCATAGATTCCCATTTATCCACTGCCGCCAATGCCTTCGCACGTTCCTCCTCACCTTCAACGGTTTCAAGCTTCTTCTTCCATTTGGACACGTTGCTGGCCGCATTCTTACGGATATTCATCACCTCAAGATCACTTTTGTTGGAAAGCTCGTCAGAAGCTAGATAGACGGCAATACGGGGATGTTTCCCGAGCAGCGCATGATTGTCACGGTAATATTCCAACTCCTCCCAGATACTCCGGTCCTCCAGGTAATTCTCCACAGTTGTTTTGGCTATGGCAAACGCCTGTTCCAGCTCAACGTCATCCGGCAGTTCCCCCAGTTCCCTGAAAGTTTTTAGATAAAGGTCATAGGCCGTGAACATATCGGCAACCAGTATTTTCAGTACATCCGGACAATCCGGAGAGTTGAGGAAGGGGAAACGGTCACGGAAACGGATCACATTTTCCACAACCGGGGTGACAGGAACATTCACTGCGGTTTTCTCAGCCTTGATCTCTTCCACCACTATAGAAGCTGAAGATATGTGGGGAGAGTCCACTGCCTTCCGTTGCATTGTCCTGAAAGCCGTTTCCGAAATTCCGGCAAGCTTGCGCAGTTCCTCCATCAAGGTGGCACGAAGCAGGTCTGTTTCGGCATTCCGCCGGAAAGTGGCTTTCAGCATCAGATTAAGCCCGTACTCCTCGTACAAAGCAATCCCCTCACGATACGGACGGGGACCGCTCAGATAAGCAATAATTTTTTCTTTCATACGATAAAATTTACAATGTACCATACAAAGAAAAAGCCCGGCAATTGCCGGGCAAAAGACAGGTCGAATAAAAACAGCTTTCAATAAGAAAGTCTGAGTGAACCTATTTTTTGAGAAATGTCTTGCAGCGCATGATTGAATCTGTCCAACTCCTCTTTCAGTTCCCCATGGATGTGGTGAACACTGTTAATACTATATTGCCGCATCTGATCAAAACTGCGCCACCTCGTAATACTTGAAGAAATAATACAATGCCACCTTATGCCATTTGGTCAGCTCCTTGTCTCCGGAAAGTATGGACGATACCGTACATTTGTCAATCCCGGTATAATTACTCAGGTGCTTGGCCTTCAGCCCTAATTTTTCCATACGTTTCTTGACCCATTCGACAGTAATGCCGTCAATATCCTTGCGGTCAAAATTAACAGCGGAAACTGTCAGTTTCCAGTCTTCCGGAATCTCACCTTTAAACATTTCCCGGACACGCTCGTGAAGTTCCTTTTTGGAAAGGAACTGTCCATTCACCAGATCCTTCTGCTCCGCACGGACAATCAGACGGCTTTCGGAGAAGGAAACAATTTCAATTACAATATGCGCCATACGTGCATACTGTCTGGCAAACTCATCAAGTCTCTTTTTAACCTCTGGAGAAAGAGGAAGTAAATCCAAATTTTTCATACTGCATCAATTTACGATTGATTATCGGAATATTTGTTTTTAATCTGTAAAAGGAAGGGCCGAAGCCCTTCCCGTCACAATTTGACAAGTCTTAAATGCGTCAGGTCGAAAATCGCGATCTGCCTGTTTTCACGTCCGAAGCGCTTGGCTGCTTCCAGATCTGTGAAAATCCGGATGCTGTCGAAATAAAACTGTCCGTTTTCTTCATTCAGCCATCCGCCGACTTTCCTTTCGTGCTCTAAAGCATGGTTAAGAACTCTTCTCAGACCATCTTCCCCGAAACTATCCTGAGTTTCAAGATAAGCGACTGAGATGCCTTTTGTGACCTTTTTTAAGGTTGTAAGGTCAACCGTGAACCCTTCCGGGTTCTGTCTTGCTATCTCCTGGATAGCCTTGAACAATTGTTCCATAATTAAAAGAACTTATGCGGACGTCACCCGCGTTTGTTATGACACTGCAAATATACGAAAAAGTTTGTTACTAGCAAACTTTTCGTGTATTTGAATAATAAAAAAAAGCGGAACCGAAGCCCCGCTTTCCTGAAATAATGAAACCTCACTAAAATAAGAATATGACTTATGCCTGATAACGACTCTGCTCAATCCATGTACATGTACCGGAACCGGATTCAAAAGCCTGAAGGGTTATCTGGCTGCCCGGACTAGCGGTGAAGGTTTCTCCGCCACGCAGCAGGAACTGGCCGCCGTGAGCAATTGTCGGAGCCACGCCTGACGCTACACCCAGCAGGGTCATCACTGCACCATGCCGTCCGCCGGTCACTTTATTTATTTCCGCTTCACCACCCTGAAGCTGATATTGCCCTTCCGCCGTAAACGGGATGGTAGTGGCAGACGCGCTCACACTCGCCACCGGTTCTTCCGAAGGAACAGTACCCTTATAAATGGCGATGTCATCCCCTTTACTGATCTGGGTAAAAGTGAATTCAGAGGAGTTGGCATCCTTGTTACCGGTATAATTGACTCCCATCTGCATGGGATTGCAGGGGGAACCGAACAGATCCTTGTCCTGACCGTCACAGTAGCTCATTATCACGATACATTTCCGACCGAGCCAGTTGGTCTTGAACTCACGGACCGCCTGCTTGTTTCCCGGATGGTTCCCCTTGACCGTAGGGGTGAAACCAAGTGCGTCAGGATCTCCGTCTGTATTGCTTGTAACCTCCACGGTACCGGGAGTGAAATAGATGTCGGTAGAATAACATCCAGGCTTCAATTGTATGTTCTCGGTCATCAACACACCGGCCGAGTCACGTGCCGGGAACACCAGAATATCATCCACATCAATGATACTCATCATGTCGCGCGGGTTGATCCCTTTACCCGGATTACCTTCCGGGCGCTTCACTGCTCTTTTAACGTATGCCATAATTATAACAATTTAAAATGAATAACAGGGGCGGATTACTCCGCCCATAAATTTAACCACGTGCCACCTCATAGAATTTGCCACCTGCATAAGTCAGCATGATAAATTTGCCGGCGCTGAGCGTCATGGCATCAGTCAGGACAAAATTACCACTATTAGCGATAGTGGACGCATTCGTATTCCCGGCCCCGTGAATGGTATACACCTCACCTTCCACCGCATCTGTGAAATTCGTGATGGCCGTCGCTTTGGTATTGGTTCCCGTTACGAACACCGTGGCACCCGCCAAGGATGGAGTGGTTGCATCGTTGGCGAACTGTAATGCACCGGAAGCTGCCGTATCACGTCCGATTTCGATAAATTTCCCGTCAGAACGTTTCATCAGACGTATGGTGTCCCCTTTCTTCGGTATCCAGTCGGCACTGATCAAGCTGAACTTATCGGATTTGGTGATCTTTACCCCCTTGTCCTCGCTGCCACACTTGATGGTGACAATCTTACCCACTTCGGCGTTCTCAATATCCGTAATGGTGAACAGGCTGGTGTTGGCCACGGTCTGTACACTGGTATGCAGGGCTACGTTCGGGTTTTTGTCCTTCTCCCCGTCAATGAAGGAGGATGCAGGTCGGTCATACTCGTTACAGAAGATCATCTGGCGGCTGCCGTCCATATCCTCTTTTTTCGTATATTTGAAACCTACCGCACGCGCCCAGATGGATTCCTTCCACAAGGACCATACCTTAAGCGTCCAGTCCTGTTGTTCCAAGCTGAAATTTGTCATTTCACCGGCCACATGCTCGAAGCATTTGATATTGCCCTCCATCGTCCAGAAAATACGCTGGTGATTGTCTGCGTTCGGAATCGGAATCAGCTTCACAGCCGGATATTCCTTAACGTACATCATATTGGCCTTGTAATCCTGGTTCACACCATAGTGCAGCTCGTTGTATTTGTGATACCATACTACCATATAGCTGGGAAGATACAGGGCCAGCTGCCCGCTGTCACGGTACACGGCAGGAATCATTCCCGTACCCTGGAACAGTTTTTCACCGATATTGGCTTCCGTGATCTCACCCAGCACAAACGGCTTGATCTGGTAAACGGTCTTCCCGTTATTAATGTCAATGAAACCGTCAACCTTCTTTCTCAGCCATTCATAAAGCCCGTCGGCCGCTTCCATGGCGCGTCCCGGCTTGTTAAGGTCAGGATCCTTGCGCACGCCGTTGATACGGCGCAGCTCACGCTCGTTATGCAGCTTCTTGGCTGTTTCCGCCAGAATGTATTCAATGAACGACCATTTGATCGCCTGTGATCCTTCCTTGTTGAGAGAGCCGATCCAGGTCTTTTCCAGCTGCTTCAGGTCACGGAACTTATGGGCGAACATGACACTGAACATACGCAATGTCTCGTTGTCGAACTCATATTCACCTTTGGTCACATTGTCGAAATCACTGGAGGTGTTGTCAGCCTGCGAGAACTCACCCAGCCAAATGTTGACCAGAGTGGCCAGATCCTGATATCCGCTCTCCACCGGGAAGATGCTCTCGATACTGGGGAGCTTGGTCAGGAATGACTGCAAACGGTCCTGCCAGCGGATGCGGTAGAACGCACCAAGGTCCTCCTTCAGACGGCCGTAATCCACGGAACTTTCCGCACGGACCTGAATATTGATTCCCTGACTTGCGAGCAGAGCGGCACGGGCACGCATGTTATACGGACGATCCAGCGCGAACATCTCACCCTGCATACCTCCAAGCTGCTTGTCATCATCCAGGTTGAAGGCACCGGCACCCGTATTTTGTTTCAGACCGGCACCCGCACCATGGTCCGGCTCCGGCAATGCGCTCAGTACCGAAATCTTCTGCTTCAGCTCCGCTATTTCGGTATCTTTCCGGGTGATGGCCTGCGTCTTTTCCCCGTCTGTCTTTCTTATTGCATCCAACTGCTCCTGCAAGGAAGCCATTTCGGATACTTTCTGCGCCAGCAGACCACGAATCAGCGCCTCTCCCGAGTTCTCAACAGGACCGGCCTGCTGTTCCTCATCCTTAAAACCATTTTTCAACGCTTCCCCGAAAGGAGTTATGAACTTCTCATCGAAGCCAAGTTCTTTCAGCTTGGCTACATCATCGGCATCGAGGATATCCTTGTCCTCAGCCTTCTTCCACTCTTTCAGCCCCAGCAATCCAAGGATTGCGCCGGCAAAGGTGGACATTTTAGAATACTTTCCCATAAAAATAAAAATTTAAAAGATTTGATTTGTCTTGTTGATGACGGACTGCGCCAGAATCCAGCGCGCAGCTCCCTCCAAAGTGTTATAACCGTCCGCCAGTCCTTCCCTGACCGCTTCATCACCCATAAAGGTCGCCCCGCGGAACACGGGGGAGTCCTTGTCATAAGCGATGGAAAGGTTCTCCGAAACGGTCCGGCAGAACATCATGTGCAGTTTTGACAGCTTTTCCTTATAAGGTTCCTCGTTATTGTTTTCCGCAATCTCCCGGTGTTCCCTGTTTTTCAAGTCGGCCGAATCCGGGTAAATCTCCCGATAATCGATTCCTTCTTTTTTCAAGGCCTCCTTGGCATTATAATAGGTACCCACAACACCGATACTACCCACCTCGCACATCAACGAGCCAAGAAAGCGCTTGTCTGCGGCTGATGCCAGCCAAAAATGTGCGGAAGCACAAGCTCCGGCAATGTAAGCGACTACGGGTTTGGGACATTCGGATATCATTTTTGACGCATTGTCCAGACCGGTAATCATTCCCCCCGGTCCATTTATCCACAAAATGATGCCTGCAATACGGTCATTAGCTGCCGCCTGTGCAATATATTCCTGAAGGCGGAACGTCTCCCAGGAATAGAGCGTCCCTTCCAGCACAATAACGGCAACCGAATCGGAAGGAAGACCGCTGTCTTCCAAATTCCACCGCCCCACAAAATTCAGATCCGATGCGTATGCGGTCACGGTATCTTTTTCAAAAAATGCCTCTACCTCCTTAAAATTGCCGGAATGTATTGGAGGAAGGATCAATGAGACCAGATTGTAATAATCCTCTCTAGCCATGGCCCATTTTTCATTGAATATTAACTGAATACGATTCATCCGTTCTTTTTTCCTGCAAAATAAAGAACAGATCCATCCATGAACAAGGACACGGAGAAGCGGTCATCACACCCGGTCATGAAAAGACCGTTTTTCCACATAAAAACACCTCCAAAAAGGACATGGAAAGGACAAAAAGACACGCTACGTTACATAAAATTATCTGTGTTTATATTCCCGAACGGAGGTTTTACGGCGCATCTTCCGCCGCCAGCGCTGGTAATCTTTCAGAAGTGCTTCCACGCTCAGACTCTCAATGCAATACTTCCGGAGAAAGTACCAGGCCGAATTGATGTAGTCTATACCATAGACATGTTTGTTTTCATCAAACAGGTCATGAAGCTCCGCACGCATCATTGTGTTTATCTTCCTGGAAAGTATTTTGGCTCCCCTCTCGCCTATATAATTATAGGTAGCCAAAGGTTTGCCACCCGGAAGGTGTGCCTCTCGGCGCTCCGGCAACACAAGCTCCAGATTTCCGCTATCCACAGGGCATCCGGCAGGACGTTTCTGCAAAAGATCATAGACGAAATGGTACAAATCAAGATCTGAAGGCAGGCGGACTACCTTGCTGTCCGGGGTTCCATACTTGCCTATTAGATATTCGGCTAAATAATTTTCTATCGTTATCTTCGTGGTAATCATATACTTATGTGTTTATACAAAAGTAATGATTTAAATTGAGATAGTCAAAGAACAACCGGCTAAAGATGGACCGGCTTCCAAAAGAATCATGAAGGCCGTTGCAACACCCCTTGAAAAACAAAGGGGGGATTTTCGTGCAACCGTACGATCTGATGATTAATATTATTGTAATATATTGAATATCAATATATTGTACACTGCACAATTCGCGCACGATTTTCGTACGAAATGTAAAACCACGCACAAAAAGCCATAAAATACGTTTTTGGACAAATCGAACGGAATCGTGCAAAAATCGTGCAGACATAAATATTTATATATCAATATATTATAATCAAAAAAAACGCAGTTGCACGATTGCACGAAAATTTCTTCATTTTTTATAAGGGTATATTTCTTAAAAGTTAAAAAATAAAAAAAGAATATATAGGCCGCCCGTTTTCGAACAGATCGCACGATTGTCCAAAATGTTTTTTCTGGGGAAAAAGGGGTATGAGGGGAAACAAAAAAGTCCGGAAAACCGGACTTTTAAACTATATGTCTTCAGGATAAAATGCCTGCGTTATGAATTCGTATTCCCGGGGGAGCGACCGCACGCCCACAATAACACACAAGCCTCTGGCAGCCATTTCATAGAGCCTCTGGTTGGTCACAGGGGAGTTCCTGAAGTTATACTGGGCGCACATCACGAAATAAGCCGTGGACAGGTCACAGGAATAAAGATCCTCCTGTATCAGCTTGGCCGCATCACTAGGTATCAGGGCAAAGCCCAGCCTGACCGCAAGCCTTGAAATCATCTGTCTGCGTGTCCGGACATCAGGACATACCGCCACAAAAATTTTATTCTCTTTTTTCAGCATATTGCTTCCTTTTTATTTGCATATCTCACTAAAAATCACTAACTTTACAATGATATAAATTGGGATATATCATACATTTCTATCCGAGTAGAAATGCCTGTAAGGGACCGCAGGCCGCCAGGCCGGACAACGCCGGATCTCACTCCTGTCATCAGAAAACTCCAGCAATGCGTCATTAATGCTCTTGTGGAACAGCTCCTCTATGATACACATTTCGGCCACATCCATGAACAGTTCCAAAGAGCGGGCTGTGCAGTGCTCGGATACAATGATGGATCCTCCCTCGGGAATCCGGAGCAATAACTCCGTCACCCGGTCATAAAACCTTTTGAAACGGCCCGGATCACGCCCGGCCAGAGGCATTACCTTTTCCAATATTTCCTGATAACTTCGTGCCATGTCAGTAGTCCAGTCTCAAATTTCCCGGAAGATCAGGATCCAAGGGATCTTCTCCCGGTTGTATGATCTCCTTGCCGGTACCGACCGTGAAATACTCCACTCCGCCGGACTTGTCATCCACGACAGGACGTCCGTCCTTATCGACCTGATAGGGGAGTCCGGTCTTGCTGTCATATTTCTGGGGGTTAAACACAAAACCTTTCCATTTGCAATACATGACGAATTTTTTCTTGAATGAGGCAGGGGTATTATATTTCCGCTGGGCCGGATCATACAAGCACAAGGCGTCGAACAGCTCCTTCTTCACCAGGCGGCAACCGATATGCTCCGGTGCAGAGAAATACTCGTCAGCCCAGGAAATGAAGGTTTCCCCGATCTCCTGCCGCAGTTTGCGCTCCTCAAGCCGTTCTCCAGGAGCTTGGACCACACCGAACGTCAGATACAGTTGGATACAGTTGGCCAGCAGGTTCCAGCACAGGTTCCACTGGTCAAAATCCCACTCGGTAAAGAACAACGCTCCGAAATCGTCAACCGGTTTGTGGCTTTCATTATAAAAATCGGAAAAGGCCAACAGCCACTGGCGATCCGTGAAAGAGGAGCCGGTTCCGCGGATGGCATGGTTCGTGGCAATATAGATTTTGGGAGACTGCGAGAACGACAGCGTGATACGCCGCCCTCCCTTATAGTTAACACTCCAATCCCCGGTAATGTTTGGAAACAGAAACTCGAAGTTGAAGTTCTGAAGCACATCATCAATAAACACCAGCTTGGTTTTCTCCATCACGTCATTCCATACAAACTGGTCTTTGAAGATGTCGGAGTTCTTTCCGGGAATATAGGCTATAGGCATGACGTTCCTCATGAGTTCCCCTATAAGGGACTTTCCGGAACGCCCGTTTGACTCGCCGACCTCCGACTGCTTTCCATCCATACCGATCACCGCACGCGCCACATTGGAATCCTTCGCTTCCATCAGCATGTACCCGATGGCGCACAGTTTGGAAAGCAGATGGATATGGTTCTCGTTCTCCTCCTCGGGAGTCACCTCGCCGCTTTTCTTCCTCCATGTGAAATTGCTGGCATTGATCAGGAATTGCAGATAATGGCAGCGGTGTCCGTCTTCGGTCAGCTCATAGGAATACGTATCAGCGTCCTTCCTGAAGGTGACAAGCTGTTTTCCCAGATATTTGGCCGGATAGTCACGTCTCTGCTCCTCCCAGATATGATGTGAGATATTTTCATAGCCCATTTCCTTTACGCTGTCACGGGTGACCAGCCAGCACGATTTATCGAAATAGAAATACTGGCCGTCCCGGGAAGGCTTAATGAAATCGGGCTGTATGTACTCCAGCAGTGATAGCTTGTCCGGTCCCACATACTGCGACACCCCCTTGATCAGCATCTCGTTCACTCCCACGCAGCAATTATGCTTGGCGAACTGGAACAGGTAATCCCGGACGTCGCTCGCCTCCAAGGACCTAACCAAAGGAGGTTCCAGATGGATGAACAAGAAACTCTTGTCCTGTCTTCTCAGGCGCCCAAAACCACGGTTCTGTAAAAAGTTCTGGGAATTCACGTAACAAAACTCATAATCCGATCTTTCGTTATCTTTCCCCTCATTCCTCTTGACCACACGCCAGAACTGCTCGTCCGCGTCAAAGGGCTGAGCCGATACGACCTTGCCATCCTCATCGAATTTCCAGCGGTAACGGTTGAAAAGGAATTCCGGAAGATTCTTCAGCAGATCCTTGTGGCGCTCTGCAAACGCCTCATGGGAGTGAAGACACCAAAGCTCCATCAGCCTGTGGTCAGTGAAACCGGTAATTTTAAACATCTCTACATACTGGCCGGAACCCTTCTTATCATTACAGGCATAATCAAAATCCGCGGCCAGCTCGTCCTCTTTTCCCAAAAGAGTATTGGCCAGCAGGTCATCAAGCCCCTTGTCCCCTGCATCATTTTTGCGGATATGCCCTACAAATATTTCCAGATAGATGTCACGGTTCTTCAGACTACGCATATACTCCTTGAAATTCCTAGCAGCGGAATAAAAGTTCCTGGGACGTTTCTCAACCGGATCGTTTATCTTGATATTACTTGAGATATCATCCCAGTCCGAATCAAAAACAAATGCCACCTCCCTGACCTGGCAACCGGTGACAATCCTGACGAAATCCTCCGGTAGCGAGCCATTATTTCCCAGATTCTGTATCCCTGACACGGCAATGGACGGGATGCCATGCTTGCACGCCTTCTCCGCTTTCTTCTCGCCTTCCTGGATATACAGGCGGTCTATCCTCGTACCGCTCTTGAAGGCGGTGCGTATCTTTTCCGGAATATATATAGGAGTACCGGACCCCCGCGGTGATTTGTATTTGAAAGGCTTCCCATCCTTGTCCAAATGCATTTCTGGGAACTGCCAACGAATGCGGTAGTATTCCTTCATCTCCCCGGCCGCCCTGCGCTTGTTATCCTTCTGGACATAACGGACAGGAAGGCCGTCCAGATCATAATATTCTATGATGACATCATCCCCCTTGGCCGTCAGCATTCCCCGCTCATCAATCGTTCCCGGTTTGAAAGTACGGCATTGGAACACGGATTTCGTATCATCGGTCTTGTACACACTGGCGGTCACATCCTCGAAAGTCAGTCCCGAGGCGGCCAGCATTCGGGCGCAATAAGAACCCGTATCCAGCCCTTTGGCAGCCTTGCTTCCCTTCTTCATCTTCTGAACCGGTTTCCAAGCCGGTTTGTCCGGATGGGGGTCCAGCAGCACACAGAACTTCTTGGCAAGGTATTCCAACGCATCTGTATAACCGTATCCTTCGATATTCATCAGATACGACACGGCACCCTCTCCGCCAATCTGGCAGGAGAAGCACTTGAACAGATTCTTGCCGGGGCTGACCGTGAATTTCTTCGCGCTTCTGCACTTGGGGCATTCGCAAACATAATCCTTGCCGGATTTTCTCAGTTCCCGGAAATCCTGCACAACGTCAAGCAACCTGCCGTCCGACGCTGATTTTATCCTTAATATTTCGTTTTCATTAAAATACATAACAAATAATTATATAAATAAGCCGCAACTTCATAAGACAACACAAAATTACCGGATTGCAGCAACCCGGAATGGACCGGAAATGATGATGTTCCCGGAACACTTTGCACCTTTCAATTCATTGACATCTTGTCCCGGTTCACTGTTTTAGTCCTTTCGTACTCCAGCAGAGCGGACGTCACCGCCTTCCGAAAGTTCTCATTCACAGCTATTGCACCATAAAGCAGCCTATGTAGTCTTGCCCCCTTACAACTGGAAACATGTCCGGCAAATATCTCATAACCCTCCCCAGTATCCTCTTCTGACATTATTGTACAGGAAACATGTAAACCGGTCTCCTTACTTTGTTCCAGTATAAAGGAGAGAAAAGCCTTTATTTCAGTTTGTTTATTCTTGGAATTCATAATCTTATATTTACTCATAATTTTCTTATTTTAAAATTTCATCAATAGATGATAAAACACTCTCCAGTCTTTCCAACTGCTCAGAGTATTTCATAAGAAGATTTTCTTCTCTTTCCGTAGCCTCCCCTCCATTGTGAATATCATTATACTTTTCGTATTTTGATTTTACACTCTTATATGCTTTCTGAAAGAACGGAAGCAATATCTTACATTCCTCTTTGGTCATACAGACCGTTATCTCGTATGGAGATGAATACGATTTTCTTGTGCTATCTATGTAACTCATATCTGTTCCGTTTTGAGGGTTATTTTATCACATCTGTTAATCGGTGTTTTTACTTCTTTCCCATACCACGAACACCAATAATATGGCTGAAATAAATTGGGTGAATGCGTGCAATATTTACATCTTTCACACAGGTGGATTCCATTCATTTTTAAATTTTTTGAGTGTTAATTTTTTTCAATGAAAGTATTGGTTGTATTCAACACTCCGGCTGAATCTTGACTTTTGCCATCTCTTATGAAGATTCCTTCTTCTTTCAGCCTTTCATAATCGATTTTATTCATAAGAATAACACTCGCATTGCCATCTATATACAGTTTGCATTGCATGAATTGAGTTCCTTTTACTTCCTCAATTGCGTCTATTTGCATTGTTCTTTTTTTACTCATATCTAATTCGTTTTGAATTATTTTTTTATAACTACCGCCATTGTACTAATAGAAGTGCCACTCTCTTTAAACTCGCCTGCGCTGATTTCAAACACTTCTCCATGTACTTCTTTCAGCCAGTTGCGGAAATCAATACATTTCTTTTCCGAAGCTAATTTCCAGTGTTGGCTGGTTATTGCCACAAGGGTTCCACCTTGTTCCAAACGTTCATACATAAGCTTTACATGAGCTATATCCTGATTACCGGAAAATGGAGGATTGGCAATAATCTTAGTGTAATGCCCTACACTGTCTTTCGTAAAATCTTCATCAAGCAGTATCACATTTTCCAACGAATGCAAAAACTCTCTGTTTTCCGGCATCAGTTCATAGCATTCCACTATTACAGAAGGACAAGCTCGATGAATGGCTTTAATGAGAGCACCGCGGCCGGCACTCGGTTCCAGTACCGTATCATTTTCATGTATTCCGCCGGCAAGCATAACCAGCCAGTCCGCCACCTCAGCCGGCGTTTCAAAAAACTGGTATTCCTGCTGAAGATTACAGCGCTTCCCTTCTTTAAGAATTGAGAACACCCTCTCCGGATTGAACGGGAATGTAAACCCTTGAGCCTTTCCACCCTGCCAAGATCCGCCGGCTTCTTCAATCCATTTCTTAGCCTCGGCATACGATTTCTTATTGAACTGCACATTGGGAAGTTTCAACAAACCGTTCTCCAAGGTACAATGCCGCAGTATCTCTTCAACGCTCCAGTTCTTCCCACTGTCAGCTGTACCTTTCTTGCTTTCTTTATTCTCCTCAATGCCTAACAGTTTGTGTAATGATTTTTGTACACCGATAGCAATGGAGGCATTGACTGACATCCACTCCAGTATGGCTGTCAGAAACTCGGTGTCTACATGTCCAGTCTCGTCATAAATGGTTTCCTTGTCAATCAGGGTCGGAAGCTGCTTAAATGGTTCAAGGCTACCATGTAACGTTTCGATTAAAATCTCTTTTTTGCTCGTCATAACTCTTTTGTAAATAAATTCTTGTTGTGTCTACACTCCCATGACCTAAAAGGTCAGCCAGTTGAATAACATCTTTGTTTTTTTTCAGGAACATTTTAGCGAAAAAATGACGAAAGGCGTGTGCGTGCATCTTCCTTGAATCAATACCGCAATGTTTTCCCCATGCTTTCAAGTGCTGGGAAAAGCCCCGCTGTGTGATCGGACCGAATCTCCCTACCGCAAAAATCCCGGTTTTACCATGTTCCTTAGCATAAGCCTTCGCTTCTTGCTGTAACTGTTTTTGAAAGAAAAATCGACGGTACTTGTTACCCTTCCCTCTTAGTGTTACCTCCCCGGATATAATGTCTTCCCACGTGAACTGCTGGAATTCTGACAGACGGGCACCCGTTGTACCCAATACTTTGATAAAAAAGTAGTAATCCTTGTTGGATTTCGTTTTCAGAAAATCCAGTAGGCGGTTGTACTCCTCTTCTGTCGGGACATTGTTTACATCGAGCTTGCGCTTCATCTTAGGTCGCTTAAGCTCTATCGGTTTTTTTAGCCATTTAGAAAATTTTTCCAAAGCGGTGATACGTAGACGGATAGTCTGTGGGGATAATGATTTTTCTTCTAAAGTCCGTATAAACCGCTTGCAGTTTTCCATATTGATCTCATTCACATATTCAAAGTATTGCTTCAAGGATGTATAATAAATATCCACTGTATGTGGCGAATAATCATTGTTGTCGGTCAACCACACTATAAAATCATTCAACAGTTTTCTATTCTTCTCCGAAATGGTATCAAGTCTTTCTAACGTCTTTATTTTCTGCTCTCGGCGGTTATATCCGATTTTAAGGTGATGTAATAAATCACAAATGGCTTCACTCATCAATGGATAACGTGCCCCAATATTGGCATTTTCACGCTTATAAGCCAGATAGCTACGACGATTGACATCTTCGGCACTTTCAAGAAAATCCGTTACATATTTGATATATTTACCGATGGTATCATAAGTCCTTCTTGTTGTATATAAGTAGGAAATATAATCAGTTAATATCTTCTGTCTGTCACTATTCATGGTTATTTATTGATTTGTTTTGAGCCATACGGCAGACATTCAACCGCCGTATGACAATGCGCTTATTCAACTATCACCCAATCGTTAGCAAGCATATCCGTCTGTGATGCAAGCCAACCATTTACAACGGTGTCATCGGCAGCTTTCATACATAAATATGCAGTAAACTTGATTCTATCAGTTTCCGAATCTCCATAATTGTTGGCAACCCATCTTTTGAATGATTCGGGAAGTGATTTAACCTGATTCACAATCATGTTAGTCGGCAGACTATCTTCAGGTCGCATAAATATAAACATTCCCTTACCATTCCATCCTTTACGAGCAACAAGATGTCCCCGTTTAAGTGATTCCAGTGCCTGCCCAAATGTTCCTGTTTCTTCTCCCAATAATTCACCTTTCATTGCTCCAAGAACATAAGCTGTTTGAATAAGCCCTTCACACTCTTTTGCTTCTTTGTTACGCGATACTACACTTGCTGCATATTCGGCAGCCTTTTCATCTAATGTTTTCATTTTAATAAATATTTTTGATTAAACATTGAATCCGCTTGTTGAAACTGTTTCGTAAAGCGGTTTTCTTTATTATCTGGCAGTGCATCCGGTTGAGGTGAATTCTTTGCCGGATGATTCTCAACTGAATTTCTTGGTGATGCGCATCCCGCTATCAGAGCGAAAAGTACGCAGATTATTAGTATCTTCTTCATTTCTGTTCCGTTTTGAGGGTTATTTTATCACATCTGTTAATCGGTGTTTTTACTTCTTTCCCATACCACGAACACCAATAATATGGCTGAAATAAATTGGGTGAATGCGTGCAATATTTACATCTTTCACACAGGTGGATTCCATTCATTTTTTATCTGTTTCGAATCAAACTAGACCAGCCCACTCATTAATCGTAGCATTCAAAGCCCCCATAACAAGCATCTTGTCACTTTCGTCATACTCCATAAGCACCTCCACTGTCCGGTCACCATTACAATCATTGTATTCCCTTCCTGTTTGAATATTGACAGGAAGACCGTTCTCGTGGACTGCTTCAAGCCATGCCTCAAGCAATCCTTTATTCATTTCTATTTTAGCACTTTTCATAATTTCTTACTTTAGCAATAACAGACGATCCATTCTTCTTTATACCAATCTCGTCCAACACCAATACATCAGGATATTTTGTCACCCATTCCGGAAAATAATTTGTTGTCAGAACAACAGTAAAATCACCTTGAAAATAATCCCCTCTGACCAACGCCTCGTAATACTGTAACTGCCATTCCGGGATGTCATCAAACACCATTACATCAACATTTGTATCAATATGTTCCAAGAAACTTTTAAGACTTGATGATCTGACATCATAAAAAACACTACGCTTGTTTTCGCACATTTGAAGTGCCAACTGAGTTTTTCCACACCGAGGAGCTCCTACTAATAGTATTACTTTCATATCATTCACAATTTAAGTTTATCACATTTATTAATTTCTACTACAAGTTATTCACGCTCAAATATTTTCACTCCAGCCACTTCTTCTATCTTATCCTTCGCTAGTTCAGGTATTCGTACCCAACCACTCCGCCAATTATTAAACGTATAAATCGGCACCTTGCATTCATCAGCGAGCCTTTTAGCCATCTCAGATGATTCACATACTGGTAAACTGCGCAAATAGGTTCGTAATGCCATGCCATCAATTGTTTTTTTCTTCTTTTTTTCTTCCATATTTAATTAAATATTGAATATTGTTTTGTAGATTTATAATGCAAATATAATAATATTGTATTAAAACTATAGCTTTTCTGTAGTTATTTTATAGATTCATTTTAATATTATTTTTTAATACACTGATTATGAGTGAAATAATAGGTAGTAAACTAAAGAAGATTTTAAAAAGAAAAGGTATTACCCCAAAGGAATTTGGAGGGATGATAGGAAAATCAGAGCAACGCATATATCAATACTATAATGCTACAAAATTTGACTCTGATCAAATTATAGAATTCTCTAATATATTTAAAGTACCTATTGCATATTGGTTTGATGATGAAGGTTACCGACTCAATCAATCAGTCGTTGGCGATGGGAGTGCAGCCTCTATATATGGTAATGCTACCGCTGGAGTTATAGCAGACAAAGATAAAGAAATAGAGCATCTGAAACAGTTACTCAAAGAAAAAGAGAGGCTAATTCAAGTATTAATGAATAAATAATATTGTAGTTATGATAGAATTAAAGGCTAGACCTTTTTACGCCTAAATACTGGGACGTAATCGGGACAGAAGTATGAAAAAAGAGAGATTATCCATATTATTAATCAGCCTATTAGTGGAAGCAAAATGTGTCAATAGCTCGCCTCATTCCGACACTGTAAAGGATAAGCCACTGAAAGTCAGTGGCTTATCTCATTTTAAGCAAATCCGCCGGGACGAAATCGGGACGGGAATTATTAACCATTTGTTTCTGCTGTTAGCAAAAACAAATAAAAAAAAATGTCCAAAATCCAAGAAATCAAGAGTTACACACCACCTATATTACATACGGGTAAAGATTGGTACATTGACTTTTACGCATTCAATCCTGTTGACGGAGTGATGAAACGGAAAAAGATCAAACTGAACTTCATCAAATCCGTTAAGGAAAGAAGGGCATACGCCAAAGGATGCATCAACAGACTATCAGAAAAACTCGCAACAGGATGGAATCCTTGGATTGAGCAAGAATGCGGCAACGCCTTTCTACTGTTCAAAGATGTAATAGACAAATACCGCACTTTTCTCGCCAAAATGCAAAGGGACGGGAGATACCGACAAGAAACGATCAAATCTTATAGCTCCTACCTTCGTAATATGGAAATCTTCAATGAAGAGAAAAAGGTCCCTATCACCTACATTTACCAATTTGATAAGGATTTTTGTGTTATGCTGCTTGACGAAGTGTATATAACTAGGGATAACACTGCATTTACGCGCGATAACTATCTCGGTTTTTTGAAGTCTTTTTCCACCTTCTGTCTGAACCATAACTATTTAACACAGAATCCAACAGCCGGGATCAGTAGTCTGGGAAGAAAAGGGAAAAAAAAGCTACGCAACATCCTGCCACCGGAAACACTTGCAAAAGTGAGCGACTACTTAAAGAACCATAACCCCTATATGTTGCTGGCAAGCTATATTCTATACTATTGTTTTATCCGACCGGCGGAAATGGTAGGATTGAGATTAAACGATATAAGTTTGAAAAAGCAAACAATATTCGTATCAGACAATATATCAAAAAATCGCAAAGATGGCACTATTACATTACCATCAAAAGTCATACATCTCATGTTGGACCTGCACATTTTCAACAATCCCGGTGATTATTATTTATTCTCTGACGGGTTTCGTCCCGGTAAAACAAAAAGATCTGAAAAAATGTTCCGGGACTGGTGGGCACATCATCTCAGAAAAGATTTAAAGCTTTCCGCCCAATATAAGTTTTATTCCTTAAAAGATACAGGTATAACGAATATGTTACGACATTATGATGTGTTAAGCGTACGTGACCAAGCTCGTCACAGCAGTATATTGATGACAGATATTTACACGCCTCATGATATACAGGAAGCCAATGATCTTATAAAAAATTATCAAGGAGATTTTTAGTAAGCAGATATTAAGCGGTTACCCGTCACTGGGCCGCTTGATATTCTAAAAAAAGTAAAATATGAGATTTTATTTATTATCCTCAATCTTCGCTTTGATTTGTTGAAGTAATCTAAAAGCTCCGGCCATCTTATAGTTGCCCAGACATTGCTTGGCTTGCATGATACAGGATTCAACAGTAAGTTTCAAATCCGGTGTGAAAGCGGATTTGTTAATTTGCATTTCTTTGGGAAGTTCATCAGCATGGTTGTTGAACCATACGATCATTTCATTCAATTCCTCTTCGGAATAAGATTCTTTTTTTTCAGCCATAATACATAAGTTAATGTTAGTTCCGGCAAAGATTACAAAAATAGCCCCGACTCATCACGAGCTGGGGCAGTCCAATTTATAAATTTAAAGTCTTATGATGAAGATTGTCTATTGCGCCAATGCTTTACTATCAGCATAACGACAATCAAAACGGTTACACAAACACAGGCAAAACCGATTTGTTCAGGCAGCGTGGATTCTTTTTTCTCTTTTATGGTTTCTGACCGGTTTTCTTCACGGGTATTGGAAGTGGTTTCCTTGTCAGCTTTCACTTCCGTACTGTCTTTGATTGCAGTTTCCTTCCTTTTATTCTTGCTGAAATCACCTTCCACATGACCGTCTGCCAATAACGGAGGTTTCCCGGTCAGGCTGTCAGACGGTTTTCTTGTATCATAAATCCGAAAATTAATCACATAGTTACCATTAGTGGTAATGAGTTCGCTCAAAGAGGTGCTTGATCCGTGTACGATGTTGACCGTTTCACTGGCACTGTCCTTCCTGATTACTTCTGTGTCGGATTTGACAGCCTTATGCGAGCTGCCACAGGCAAACAGCAGGAACAGACACATGAAGGGAGCCAGTAATATATGCCGGCTTACCCAGTTCATAACCTTATTATATAACCACATCATAAAATCTGCATGATGATTGAAGCGGCCACAGCGACAGTAATTCCAATTCTCCATGCCCATTCAAGGCGAGATTTTTTAACCGCTCCACTCGTGATAATGAGTCTGGCACGCAAGTTATCAGTTTCTTTCACAAAAAATCCTGGTCCTTTTTCCATAGTTGCAGTTTTTAGAGTTTCAAAACTTGTTTCCTGTTATCCCCGTCAGCCCGATAACTGACGTGCACCCAAGCGAAGTTAGACTCGTCAATCAATTGATCATAGGGCAGGTTCTTGCGGATATATTCAAATAACAGCTTGTTTTGCTGTCTGTCTCCAGTGTCAATATCAGCAGCTTCCCCCTTCATGTGCTGCGAGGTCTTGCTTCCCTTGACAGCTGCATTAAGTTCCGGACAGCGATAGCCACTGTTTACTGTTATAGGCTTTCCCCACCATGTGCGTAACGGGTCCAGTACGTTGTCCACCAAGGCAGTCAGAGCAGTCACATGCTCCTGTCTGCATCTGTTATTGATACCCAAGCGGTCAGCAGTTGTTGACTTGCAGAGTTCCGCAATCGTAAAAAACTTCATTTCTTTTCCTCCTTATCTTTAATTAATGTAGCCCTGCGTGGTGGAATACGACGGCCGCATTCGCTGTCGGGCCTGTCACAACGGTTATGTTCGGCATCTTTCAATTGCAGTTCCAGCTCGTGGCACTTATGAATCCATGCCAGCTTATCAGACTGTTCATTACGAAGCTCAACGTATAACGCATCAATCTTGGCGTCACGCTGGGCGATACGTTCTTCCAGCCAGTCAACCTGCTTGCGCTCGTTCTCATCCTCCATTGAATCGGCGGACGCATCCTCTTTCCGTGCGTTCGTCTTGCGGTTCACCCAGAACGTGACACCCCAACGGACAGCCTCCAATCCTCCGAAAGCCCCGATTATAGCCAACCAGTCGTTTAATTCCATTCTGTCTATTGTTTATCTGATTATAATACTACTTCAAAGATATGTCTATTTACTTGCGTCATTGTTGCAGAATTACTTAAATCCATTGCCACGATATGACAATAAAAAAAGAGCCCGATGACAATATTTATTGCCATCAAGCTCCTGGTTACACTGCAAAGATAGTGAAAACTATTCCATATTCAATCCATATTGAAAAAAATAATCAGGAGCAATATTTCGATTATCCGAAGAATTTAAAGAATCACAATATTAATAGAAAACAAATAGGATTCATGAAATCTACCGGTTGTCTATAAAATCGGATGTTCTCAAGCCTTTATCGGGAAACATCTTTACTTTTTTCCTTTTCCTTTGAACATTTTTCAAGTCACGCACAATGGTGCTGGAAAGTACCTCCGAATAAATCTGTGTGGTCTTTACGGAAGTATGTCCGAGCAGTTTCTGCACAGTGGTAATAGCCACCCCCTGATGAACCAGCAGGGTGGCACAGGTATGACGGCTCACATGGTAGGTTATCCGTTTTTTGATACCACACAATCCGGCCAGCTTTCGAAGCTGCTTATTCACTTCCGAGTTACAAGGCAAAGCGGCAAAACTTCCGATATCCGGATAACGGTCAAGAATGCCCAATGCCCTGCTTTCAAACAGCAGATGTAACGGCAGACGGATTTCCACCCCTGTCTTGACGGATTTGAAGTACAGCCACCGTTTGCCGTTTACTCTAATGAAATTCTCAGGTGTGAGCTGGCAGAAGTCAGAATAGCGCAATCCGGTATAACAGCAGAACAGGAAGGCATCGAGCACATGGCGCATGGACTTCTCTTCCACTTCGACCGTTTCCAGCTTCTTCAGCTCGTCCGGGGTAAGAAACTCATGTCTGCCTTTCTCCTGTTTGATTTTGTACTTTCTGAACGGATAAGCGTCCGCGTGCATATATCCCTGGTTGATTGCCTCATTGACCAAGGTACGGAGCTGTCTCATGTGCTTGGCTATCGTATTGACCGCATTGCCCTTTTCTCTCAAGTATTGCTCAAAATCACGAAGGAATGTATAGGTAAGATCCTTGAAGTCCAATCCGGAACGGAAATCATTCAGGACCGCCAGTGTAGAGTGCAGGTTGTCCTTGGTGGACTGTTTCTTGTCCGAATTG